ATTTTACTATCCCCTAAATAAAGTGCTGCTACTCTAGCAGGTATCTCACAGGGTTCGATAGAAGTAACAGAATATACTGTGTCTCCTACGCCTTTTATTTGTATTGCTCCTTGCACTCTATGTTTTGTTAATCTAATCATTGCCATCTTTTAGCCTCCTTTTTTTAATAGGGTAGTAACCCCTACCCCGATATTACGGGGCAGAGGGTACTACTTTACGTTTTCAGTTGAGCCTTAGTGTGCTTAAGCACTCTTTAGGTTGGTAATCTTACCCTGTCCCTTGAAGAAAGAGCAACATGTTTCGCCCATAGTGCGGTACATACCTTGATTTCCAAGTTTACCGACACCGAATGGGTTTCCACTAGTAATTCCATCCTCGAAATACTGAGTAGGCTTCATTACAGATAACCAAAGATGGTCTGTATCAAGAATTAACATATCGCTTAACCTGTTGCTTGTTGATAAACCAGTTGACGGCATATCTTTAGCAGGGATAATTGGTATGTCGTAGTAGGTTGCCACACGGAAACCTACTTCTTGACCCTTAACACCACGAACACCATTATGGGTAGGAACAATCTCTTTCCTGTCCATGAATCTCTCTTGTGCTTGTAACAAGTCAGAGAGTTTCTGTATGGTATCATATCCAGTAACAATAACCTTCGGGTTTCCACCGTTTTGTCGGATTTTACGAATCATGTCATTCATTATGCTTAGAGTTAATACCCTGCAACCACCTGCTTCATAGTTATCTCCGTAGTCAACTTCTGCGTCTAGGAAAGATGCAGTAGCCGTGTAGGTTTGCGCTCCAGTACTTCCTGCAACAGCAATAGCCCTAGTCTCACCAAAGATAGTAGCAGCATCAATAAGTTGTGCTGCTGTACCGTCATTGTTTTGGCTGTTATAGAATACGTCATCGAGAGCCATTTGGCATAGTTCAGCAGAAGATGATACAATCTTCATTAGTGAAGTGTAGTTCCTCTCAATACCAGTTGTGTTGTTCTCGTTGTATTTCTCAAGAGGCATAACTAACATCTTGCTCTGTACTTCAGCGTGTAGTTTACCCATGTCTTCTCTAACGATAGCACGAATATCACCAACACCGTCATCAATTGCAGCAAGTTCCATACCAAGTTCTGAGAACTCAAATAGATGTGCAATAGTCTTAGGGCTAACATATAGTTTAGTATACTCAGGTGCTAATGCAACCATGTCAGTACCAATTACGGCGTTCTCAGGAACACCACCAATTGTATCTGCTCTAGGTGTTGCTGCGTTTGCAGACGAAATGTTTGCAGTTACAGCGTTAGAACCAGTAGCGAAAGCAGAACCTGAACCACCAATAGGTCGGCTCTTTAGTACTCTCCATCCACTAGATGTGTAAGGTCTCTTTGCTAACATAGCAAGAGGGTTAACTTCTTGATTAAGCATTGACCAAACTTTTTGTCCGTAAAGAACGTTGTATAAGTCGCCTAATCCTGCCGCAGCAGTAAAGGGATTGCTTGCTCCATCGTGAGGAGTACCGAAGCCTCCTACAACTCCACCTGCTTTTAGCAGAGCATTACCGGAGTTTCCACCGTATCCATATGTTGCAGCCTCTAAGTCCTTCATTGTTCTAATATATCCTGACATAATTATTCACCTCTTGTTAATGCGTGTAAGTCTTCCCAAGACATGTTAGCCGCCGCTTCAATACTTGTTGGTATTCCTTCAGGTAAAGTCATAGACATTTCTGCTGCTTTCCTAATTTCTGAGTTTTCTTCAGTTAGAGACTTTCGCAATACAGCGAACTCTTCCTTCAAAGCGGCTACATCATTGCGAGCGTCATATTCTGCTCTTTCTGCGGTAGCCTTTTTCATAGATAGTTCTTCGGTTAGCCTTGTTTCAAAGGTCTTGTTAAGAGAATCGTAAGCCAATGCTTCCATCTTCTCTGCCTTAAACTTAGCATAAGCCTTTTCCACATTCTCAACGCTTAGGTCAAGGGTTGAGAAATCTTCTCCACCTAATCCCTTTGCCACGTTAAGTGCGGCAGGTGCAGCAGTTGGTTTTCCACCACTTACTACTTCTGTTCCGGCTTCATAGTCTCTTGTTGAATCCTCATCAAGAGCCTTCTCCTCCAAATCCAACTCATCATCCTCATCTGCTTTCTCTTCCAAGTCAGCGTCTTCGGGTACAGGGTCGGTATCCATATACTCGTC